GGAAGATGCCCCATCTGGAACTGCTTGGACTCTATTGTGTGCTGGCAGGAAATCCCCGGACACTCTTCTCCGGATCTATCAGGGTGTCTGCGTTCCCAGCAAGAAGGAACTTGAGGATGCCTCTGAGGCTTCAGAAGCGTTTGACCACTTGGACGATGTCTTGAAGCGGGTCATCCAGATTGCTGAGGAATCGGGTGGCTGAACTCCGCCACATTCCGCCAAGTGATGCGGCTGCCAATGCTAGGTATCGGAGAACCCTTCTCGAAGAGGCAAAGGGTGACAAGAAGTTTCAAGCATGTTTGAAAGAACTATGCCGTACCGACGTTTCATTTTGGATTAGCACGTTTGCTATGACGTACGATCCAAGGCTAAAATGCCCCATGACACCGTTCGCCTTGTATGACTTTCAGAAGATGGCGTGTCAGCAAATTGAGGATGCCGTAAATGACGGAGAAGATATCTGTATCGCGAAGAGCCGTGATGTGGGTGCATCTTGGCTTTGCCTTGCTGCTCTATTGCATCGCTGGCTGTTTAAGCAAGATCAGGCAATTCTGCTCGTATCTCGAAACGAGTCTTACGTCGATGGCCGAGGGAATCCGAAGTCGTTGTTCTGGAAAATAGACGCAATCCTCGGTCATCTCCCTATCTGGATGTTGCCGCGTCATGACCGAAAGAAGTTGAGTCTGAAGAATCTGGAAAACGGGAGCATCATGGATGGCGAATCGACGACCGGAGATGTTGCTCGTGGTGATCGACGGTCAGTTGTACTTCTTGATGAGTTCGCCGCCTTCGCGTCGGGAGATGACTTCCGGGCGTTGTCGTCCACACGAGACGTTACTCCGAGCCGGATCTTTCTATCGACGCCGTGCGGTTCTTCAAACGCATTTGCGACGGTTGCGAAGAATCCGTCCGTTCGACAGGTAAGGCTGCATTGGGCCGATCACCCAATCAAGGGCAAGGATAAGAAGAGAGACCTCAAGGGTCGGTGGAGATCGCCTTGGTATGAGAAGGAAGTCAGTCGATGCTCTAGTCCTATTGAGGCTGCTCAGGAACTAGACATTGACTTCGCCGGTTCTACTGGTGCATTCTTTGATCATGAGCGACTCGACTATGTTGCCAAACGGCATGTTCGTCCGGCAACTACCAAAGGCGAGATGGTGTTTTCGGGGGACTGCAAAGATGCTGAGTTTGACAGGTCTGTCCGAGGCAGGCTGAATCTGTGGGCGGACTGCAAGAGTGGTGGATCGCTGCCCCGGGATAGAAGGTACGTCATTGGCATTGACATCTCTGCGGGTACTGGGGCTTCAAACTCTTGCATGTCAATCGCTGAGAGTAATACCAGCGAAAAGATTGGCGAGTTTGCTTCTCCTGACATGAGGCCGGATCAACTGGCAAAGTACGCCGTGGCTTTGGCAAACTGGCTTCAGGACGAGAACGGTAGGCCAGCACTTCTCATCTGGGAATCCCAAGGCCCGGGCCGGATCTTTGCAGACGCGGTAGTAGAACTTGGGCATAGAGAAATTTGGTATCGAACTTCTGAGAACACAATCGATAAGTCTCCGACTCGTTCAATGGGGTGGATGCCTACTCGTGACAGCAAGCAGGCTCTCCTCGGTAGATATCGCAAGTCTTTGTTCAACGAAGAGTTTGTGAACCACTCGCGAGAGGCTATCGATGAATGTCGGGAGTTCATATACGATTCTACGGGCGGAGTTCAGCACGCCCTTTCGATCAGCGCAAACGACAAGAGTGGCGCAAAAGCAAATCACGGTGATCGCGTCATTGCTGACGCTCTCGCCTGTTTAGCACTTGGGGGGAATCGTCACATCCAAGTGCCTTCGGCCTCGGCATTGCCCGGGTCAATCGCGTGGCGACGCAAGGAAGAAGCCAGAAGGCAACTTGCAACTAGGAACCTTCGATGGACATGAACAACTACCAGCGTCTTCAAAATGCTTTCGAGTTTTCCCGAGACAAGTTAACGCCGTTTCGACAGCGAAGGCTTCAATCTGTTCGTGCCTATACCGGCGGGAACTATGGGGACGGCACAAACGACCGGGCTCATCCCGTGAATCTGCTTGAGATGGCGATGAATATCTATCGCCGCAATCTCGCAGCGAGGAGCCCGAATGTCTCGGTGACCCCAATCCGGCGAGACTTGGCATCCACAGCAAAGAAGGCTGAGATGATGCTCAACGCGACTCTTAAAGAGATGGACTTTGAAAAGTCCCTCTCTTCTGTCGTGCTTGATTCGTTGTTTAGTGCAGGGATCATGAAGGTTGGATTGACAACCGCAAAGGCGAAACACTTGCAGGGGGTAACCCATGACGCAGGTCTTCCCTTTGCCGACGTGATCGATCTAGACGACTTCGTTATTGACATGCGTGCCAGAACCATGGAAACCGTGCAGTTCATCGGCAACCGCTTTATTGCGAACCGAGACATGGCAATGGAGTCCGGTCTTTATGACTTCCATGGCAAGACGCCAGCGGAGTCAATACAGTCTTCATACAACGAGTATGGGGATCAGAAGATGGAGACGTTGTCTAGATCCTCAAGCATGGTCTCTGACAGTGGCCGAATGTCTCCGGTTCTTGAGATGTGGGAAATCTACATGCCGTTTGAAAACCGAGTGGTCACATTCCAATGTGACCAGCAAGGTATTCCTAACTTCTCAGATCCAGTTCGCGAAGTTGATTGGGAAGGCCCGGAGATTGGCCCGTTCCATATCCTTGGGCTGGGCGATGTGCCGGGGCAAGTTATGCCTATGGCTCCCGCGAACAACCTTGTTGATCTCAGTGAAGCAATGAACCGAACCATGCGGAAGTTGGTTCGACAGAACGACCGCTCCAAGACGGTTGGAATTGTTGCGGCTGGTGCTGAAGATGACGGCGAAAGAATCATCTCGGCAAACGATGGGGACATGATTCGCAGTGATCGTCCCGAAGCAACTCGCGAACTCAAGTTCGGCGGTGTTGATTCAGGTAGCCTTGCCTTTGCCCTTCAACTTCGAGACATGTTCAACTACACGGGCGGCAACCTCGATTCAATCGGCGGCCTCAGTTCTGTGGCAGACACGCTGGGCCAAGAGGAATTGCTCAATGCGTCGTCGAGCCAGAAGATCCAAGACATGCAGGCTCGTGTCACCTCGTTTACGAAGCGGGTTGTCGAGTCGATTGGATTGTGGGCTTGGTATGACCCCGCTCGGAACTACACTCTGACCGAGGATCTTGGCGACACGGGGATCTCCGTTGAGATTCAACTTCCAGCGAGTGATCGAAACGAATCAGAGTTCTTTGATCTGAACTTTTCAATCCAGCCCGGAAGCCTTCAGGAAGCCAGTTCGGCAGAGCGAGCCACCACGCTGAATAAGTTCATGAATGAGACGCTGCTTCCAATGGCTCCAATGATGCAAGAGCAAGGATTGCAGATTGACATCTCGACATATGTCGGCCATATGGCTTCGTTGACTGGTGTCAAAGAGATTACCGATCTGGTTAGTCCGGTTGGCGTTGCCCCTGACCCTGACAATACGATGGGCCGTGCTAACACCTCGCCTCAGACTCAAGACAAGCCTCCAGTGACAAAGCGTGAGTACATCCGCCGTAACGTGCCCACTGGCGGAACCCGTGAATCCCGTGACAATCAGATGAGCCAGATGCTTATGGGTGGCAACCCGGGTCCGGGTGCCGAATCCATGAACCTACCAATGCAAGGACCACTTGGATAAAACATGCCGCAATACTGCTATAAAAGCAAGAAGACGCAAGAAACCATGCAGATGGTTATGACCATCTCTGAAATGCTAGAACTTCAGGGCGACACCGATGACATTGAGATTGACGGTGAGTTCTGGACCAGAGACTATCGCGGCGAGTCTAAAGAGCGGGTTTCGACCTCAAAGGGTTGGCCCTTGTACTCGAATGCCCTTGGAACCCACCCCGACGAGATTGGCAATCTCAAGGCTGAACTAGCCAAGAAGGGGTGTGGCGATGTATCATTCCACAAAGACGGTGGCATGATCCTTAATAACAATGCCCAGCGAAAGAAGATTCTGAAGGCTATGGGCAAAATGGATGCAAATGGATATGACTGACCAAGAACGAAATGAAACCCCTGTAGCGACGTTCAACCATCAGGATCCTTACGAGGTTCCGCTGTTGGACGAGACTCCTGCCCCAGCCGAGACTCCCCCCGCAGAGGCTGAAGCGGCTGCACCTGTGGCTGAAAACAAATCAAGCGTCTCTACGGATGCTGGCGATGAAACCATTCCGCCTATTATTCCCGTAGAGATGAAAGAGTCCCTCACCGATTACATCGATGAGGATCTCGCAGCCAGTGTGAAAACGCTGGTAGAAAAGGTGAACTCCCTTGAGTCGGCACTCCAACAGGAGCGTCGGAAGGCCAAGGAAGTGATCCGGGAAAACGAAACGTCTGGCCGATTTTCCGGTCTCTGGGATACAGAGTCAGGAAAGTTTTCAGAAGTTCTTGCGGATCCCTCTGCAAGATCGCGGGTCCAAGAATCCTTTGCGGTTCTTGAGGCTGGCTATAAGGCTTCTGGGGCAGCGGTTCCTGAGTTGACAGACCTGTTCAAACGGGCTGTTACGAGTGAATTCGGGACTTCGATGGTCGAAGCCCGTGAAAAACAAATCAACGATCAAGTGTCAAGGCGTCAATCACAATTTGTTAGCCGTGCGAATTCGGGTGCTCAGGCATCCGAACGCCCGGAGGACAGGGCAGCCCGAGCGGTTGCCCGGATGATGGCTGACCGGGGCATTCGATAATCCAACAGGAGGTAGACAACTATGTCTATCAGCGCATCTGATCTTGGTGACCTGATCACCACAACCCAGAGAGAACTCGGTGAACTCAAGTACACCGACCTCTCGACTGACGTGCAGTTTTACACTGCTCTCTCCCGTCTCTTTCAAGAATCACAGGTTTCATATGAGGCTGGTCCCAGCATTCAGTGGAACTTGATGACTTCAAACAGCGGTGCTGCTCATCAGACCGGCCTGTTTGCTGTTGACAACATCAACATCTCAGACGTGATGGCGACTGCGGACATTCCGTGGAAGCACACCACGGTGAACTACGCAATCGAACGTCGCGAAATCGCGATGAACCGCGATCCGCGTCGTATCGTTGACCTTGTCAAGGTGCGTCGTAATGACGCAATGATCAGTCTCACTGATCACCTCGAAGGTCAGTTCTGGGGCAAGCCTGCCAATGACGCCAGCCTCGACATGAACGGTGTCGATTACTGGATCTCTGACAACAACAACGCTAATCCCGCGGCGAACGCCGGAACCTTCGGGTTCAATGGTGGCGTTCCGGCTGGTTTCACGACTGTTGCGGGTATCAACCCGACCGACGTTCCCCGGTGGCAGAACGGTCTTGGTTACTTCAAGTCTGC